TATCTACAGTTGATTTAATCATCAATAAACGTGCTGTTTCTAGCCGTGAGTTCTGCGATACCGTAGCTCTTCTTTCTAAAGTAGATCCTAACTCTGACGTTTTGCGACAGACTATGGCTTATGAAGTTGCTGATCAAATCAACAGCCATCTTTATAGCATCGTACCTGCTGCTGAAGACTTGGTTGCACCTACAATGACAGCCTCTACTCTAACTGAGATTGGCCGTATTGCAGATGAAGCTAACCTTCCTACAATGAATCGCTGGTTACTAGTAAGTCCTGGTTACTACCAAGATCTACTTGATGCTCAAACATTAGTATCTGTAGATTCTGTTGGCTCTAGCGATAGACCACAAATCGGTGGACGTTTTGTACAGCAACGTTTTGGTTGGAATATCGTAATGGATAACTCTGCTGGTCTTAAAGCACAAGCAACTGTAGCTACTGAAAAGACAGCTATTGCTTTTGTTCCTGACTTTATGCACTGGGCATCTCCGCGCAGCCAGTTCAAAATCTCTGATACTCATAGCTCACTTAAGTTCGGTATGGTTATGTCAGCAGATACAGTGTTTGGTGCTGCACTAGGTATTGACGGTGCTGATAAAGTTATCAAGATATCTGAATCAGTTACACCATAAGGCATAAATGTTTAATCAGAACAAAACTATTGGGGTAATCAGGGCAAGTAGTCCTGAAAGCCTCACAAAGACCATAAGTAGAATATCAGGACCAATGCAGATACTTGGTTTTGGCAATGATACTAATGGTGCTTTTGCCTACTACCGTACAACCGATGGTATGCACAAAAGAGTTTTGAATGAGATAGATAAAGCGAGTTCTTTCGGTGGTGAGAACAACGAGCAGGGTGATGAACTTAAAACCCTTTGATCCCTGCTTTACTTGAGGAATGTATGATTAGTAGTGAAACACAAAGAATACTTTACATCGAATCTACAGGTTCAGATCTTGTTGATGCTAGCGATGATCTAAATAACTTTAGAGATGGCAGTGTCACATTGGCTCTAGAATCTACTGGCTTTATTTATATCGGACAGTACTTACCGTTCGTATCAAGGTTCTTTGATCTTGAAACATTTAACGCAAGCCCTGCTTCACTTGAAATAGATTACTGGTCAGGCAGTGAGTGGAAAAATACAGTTGATAGAAGAGATAGAACAGTAGTCACTGGCAATACTTTAGGACGCTCGGGTTACCTTCACTGGAGACTTAACCGCTATGACACTAACTGGACTAACCAATGCGATTCAAATAATGTCTCAGGCTTAGAGAGTGGACCTCAGATATTTGATTATTACTGGCTAAGAATAAGGCCTACAGCAGATATTGATTCACTTACCATTAACCATATCGGCAATCTATTCTCCACCGATGGTGAGATGTATTCTTTTTACCCTGCACTAGATAATCAAGTGACTAGGGATCAATGGAAGCGCGCAGCACCGGGAACTAAAACCGGATGGCTTGAGCAAGGGCTTATGTCTGCTGAGTTCATAATTAGAGATCTAAAGACTAGAAATATCATCCTTGAAGACGGTCAGATATTTGATGTTAGTAAGTTTAACTTATGTTCAATTCATAAGCAGGCTAACATTATCTATACTGGATTAGGTAGAGGGTTTAAAGACCAGCAGGATGCAACACAGACAGCCTATGAAGATGCCATGAAGCTAGAACGCCTGAACATTGATAAGGCTGCTGATGGAGTTCTTCGAGGACGTGAGAGACTAATTAGAACGGGGTTTGCAAACAGATGATAAGCAACTGGTCAAATGTACTAACTGAGTTAAGAGCTAAGACTGACTCTAGTATCGGTGCTGGTTCAATTGACCCTTACTACTGCGAAATCCCAGAGGGTGCAAACCTAAATGATTCTGCAGATCTTTACATGACTCAAGGTTTTGTATGGGAACTTAACGAAGCCGATCTTGCTGGTGATAACTTTAATAACCTAAGAGTGCAGCAAAGAAGTTTATCACTTATAATAACCAGAGAGATTAACATTAATTCAACTAATACTTCAGGCTTTGCAACGCTTAAGACCGAGATGCTGGCTCACGCTGAATTAGTGAGGTTACAAATAGCAGGCGATAGGCAGTTAAATCAAAAGGCAATTGATGCCTATTGGATATCAGATTCAGGTATAAATGAGATAACAGATCCTAATCCAGAAAACCCAGGTGCCAGATACTACGTATTAGCTTCTGAGTATTTGGTTAAGATAGAAGTAAGCGATTGTTAATTTAAATAGGAGGCCGACATGGCAATTTCGACACGCTCTGACGCAGCAGCGATTAAAAAAGAAGTGACAGAAGGTACTCCTGTAGTACCCGCAGCAGGTACAGATTTTATAGCCGTACAAGAAGGCTTTAGTATCTCTACTACCTTTGAAACTCTAACCAATGCAGAAAAGACTGGTACTATCGGTTCTTCTGCTCCTGAGCAAGGCAAAGAGAATACCGCTATTACTCTTGAGCATTATGCAAGAGGCTCAGGCGTAGAAGGTCAAGAACCTAACTATGGTGTACTACTTGAATCTGCTTTTGGTTCTAAGACTGTAGTAGCTACTGAAAGAAATACAATAGCTGCCTCTACAACTTCAGTGCTTAAAGTTGATACTGGTGAAGGCGTAGAGTTCCCTCGCGGTAGACCAGTACTAGTAAAAGATCCCTTGGCTACTCATTCGGTACGCTGGGTTTCAGATGTTGCTACTGACGACCTAACAATGAACTTTAATTTAGATGCTGCGCCTGCAACAGGAGTAGAACTGGGCTTGCCTGTATACTATCTACCAACAAATGATGGTCACCCGACTACTACTGTTTGGGGTTATAAAGGCAATGTTGCAAACGGTGTAGTTCAAATGGCTTCTGGCTGTAGGGTTGGAGGACTAACTATCTCAGCAGCAGCAGCAGAATATATCAATGCCTCCTACGAGATGGTTGGCCTTAATGGTTATTACAATCCGATGCTAGTAACTGCAGCAAGGTTTTTAGACTTTACTTCTGATAACGGTACCTTTGCAGCAGCGATTAATTCTAAGTGGTATAAAGACCCGATGGATGTTGCAGAGGCAATGACCTTAGCTATGAATGCTGCAGATCCTTTAGAGACATTCCTAGTTGAGTATAATAACAACACAGGAAAGTTTGTAATTAGTACATCTACATCTACAGTTCTTGAACTACTTTGGGCATCGGGTGCTAATGCTGCTAATACTATCGGATCGCTACTAGGATTTGATGTAGGCGCAGATGATGATGGCACTATTACTTATACAGCAGATAATGCTAAAGACTGGTCTGCTCCTTACACTCCTGTATTTGACGATGCAAGCCCTGCAGTAGCACGTTCAAATAAAGTTACCTTTGGCGATCCAGAGGATAATGTTTGTTTTGATGTGACTAGTATATCCGCATCTCTTACCAATTCAATTATCGACATTGATAGCTTTTGTGCCGAGACAGGTAGATCAGCTACAGCAATTAGCTCAAGAGAAGACTCCATTACTCTTACAGCCTTTGTTGAAAACTACGATGTTAAGAAGTGGCACAAGTATCACAAGAATTCCGATGTAGGTTTTATGTGGACTTGGGGTGACAAGGATTCTGCTGGTAACTGGATTCCCGGTAAGACACTGAGCCTTTGGATACCGCAAGCAAAGATATCTGAGTTTGTTCTTGATGAACAAGATTCAATTCTAATCGTTAATATGACGTTAACTCCTTATGTAAAAAATGGACAAGGCGAAATATATCTAGGTCAACTGTAATCACCACACCGAAGGAGCAAGTTATGGAAGTTATTGAAGTAGGTCCAGGCAAAGAGTTTGACACTATCTTTGTAGGTACAATTAGTAAGAAGAAAATCAAGCGTAAAGAGGGTTTTAGGATAGCTGCAGGTATTCAAAAGTCTTTAGAAGCAGATGCCTTTGAGGGAATCATAGCGATGTTTGAAACACTGGATAAGGTATATCCAAAGATCAATATTGCGTACGACGGTGTTAAGTACACTAGTATTGAGGATCTGTATGAGACTACTGAAGGCGAAGAACTTGTAAATAAGTGTCTAATACCTAGGGTAAGTGGCGCTGTATCCTTGTCAAAAAACTAAAGGCGGCTATAAGAGTTAGCTGCTCTTCAATAGTTATGAGTAACATCGTACCTGATAACGGAGCAGTTAGCTTTATAGCCCTTTACTTTAGAAGAAAGAGACTTGTTAGCCTTGGGATTAAAGAGAAAGTTTCTAAGTTTGAAACAGAGGTTCTTTTATACATCGACTCTCAGATTGATAGCTTTAGAGCCAAACTAAAAAAGTGAGATTAAATGGCTAAAGACGATGTAACAATTGGTATCGGAGTAGATTCGGCGAAGGCTATCAAGTCTCTTAAAGGCTTTGGCAAGTCATCTAAGTCTGTTCTTAAATCAATTACTGATTCAGTCTTTAGCCTGAAGGGTGCTTTTGCTGGTGTGGCCGCAGGGCTTGCAGCAGGCGCTCTAATCAAGGGAATCAAAACTGTAACCTCAGCTGCATCAAGGCAAGAAGATGCCATAAACAGTTTAAACACTGCTCTTAAAATATCTGGTGAGTTCTCAGAAGGCGCATCTAAGGGACTACAAGATTATGCATCTAGCCTCCAGCGGGCTACTCGGTTTGGTGATGAAGCAATACTAGAGCAGCTAGCACTCGCTAAGGCTTTCGGTGCTACTAACGAGCAAGCCAAACAACTAGTAACTGCTGCAACAGAACTATCAGCTGCTACAGGTAAATCATTAGAAGAATCTACACGCCAGCTTTCTAAGACCCTAGGAGGCTTTGCTGGCGAACTTGGTGAAGTTAATCCAAAGATCAAGGCCTTAACTACTGCTCAGCTACAAGCGGGTGATGCGGCTAAGATCCTTATAGATCAATATGGAGGCTCTGCAGCAGCACAAATCAATACATTTAGCGGTGCACTAGAGCAGTCATCTAATGCTTTTGGGGATTTGCTAGAAAGTTTAGGAGCAACTATAATTCAAAACCCATCTGTTGTGAGAGCTATCAAGGCTTTGACAGCAGGGTTTGAGTTCCTAATTGAGCAAGTAGAATTAAATAAAGATGCTATCGGTGAGGTTGTAACTCAGATAACAGATGGTTTAATTAGTGCATTTGATTTAGCTGTAGCTTCAGTTAAGCAGGCTGTATTCTTTTTTAAAGAGTATCAAACAATTATCACAGGACTACCTAGACTAATCTTTCAAACCACTGCAGCGATACTTGCGCTTAATGGAGCTATCACACTATATAGCGCAGTAAAGGGATTAGGTGCACTAGCCTCTTTAAAAGACTTTGGAGCGGCTATTGTCCTACTTGGAAGTGCAGCTAAAAAGGCTGTTATAGCGGTAGGTCTTTTGGCAGGCAAAGCCTTACTACTGGCATTAGGGTTAGCAGCAGCAGCGGGATCGGTAGATCTACTGATAAGAAACTTTGGTCTTTTACTGCCTGCAATGTCTCAAGCTTTTAATCTTACCGAGATAACAAGGCTTGAAAATAAATTAAAAGACATTAACGATCTAATCAAAACAGGTGTTAGTTCTGGCCGTGGTTCTGGTCCTAGTTCCAATGGTTTTTCAACTGGTATAAATAAAAGTGCTGATGCCGTAAAAAGGCTAACACAAGAGCAAATAAAACTTACTGAAGAACTAAGATTGCTTAGAGGAGAATCCGAAACAACAGGTGAAAAGCTTAGAAAAGAGTTTGATTCTGGTTTCATTGGAGACTTAATAGATAAGTTTAAGGACTTTAAAAAGGAAGTAGCTGAACCTGTAACCGTAGAACTTAAGACTAAGGGTGATAGCCCTAAGCCAAAAGTAGCAGAGGATGTTGAGACAGACTTAAAGAAGTCCTTCATTGCAGGTGGGGTTATCCTTGCAAACGGCTTAAAAAAAGGAGCTGAGGGTGCTAAAGATGTAATTATAGGTGGCGTAGGATTAATAGTAGATACTTTGTTTCCCGGCTTTGGAGCGCTAGCATCCTCAATACTAGACCTGCTATCAGATCCAAAAGCTATATCTGGTTTGGTTGCTGCCTTTGCTTCTGAACTTCCAAAGATCCTAGTAGCCATCGGGGATTCAATACCTCTATTAATTGAGGCACTCATTTCTAACCTAGATGAGTTCATTATAGGCATAGTAAAAGCAGGACCTGCCATTATTAAAGCCCTAATTAGGGCGCTTGTAGTTCTAACTAATCCTGCAGTCTGGGCTGATGTAGTTAAGGGATTAGTTCAAGCTTTAGTCCAAGAAATAACAGGAACTACACTAGTATTTTCTAAAGCCAAAACCAAAGACATTGGAGATGGCATAGCACAGGACTTTAAAAAAGGCGTATCAAACTTCTCTATACCTGCCATCCTTTCAGGCGGTGAACAGTTTGGCCAGTCTATAAGCAGAAACTTGGATGGTGTTGGTGAGAGACTTAATCAAGGCCTACTAGAGGTATTTGATCTATTCACAGTTACCTTTGCAGAAGAGTTAAGGTTAGCTCTATTTTCTATACCAGAGCGTATAGGAGAGGGAGCACAAATATTTAGTGATACACTCCAAGCCTTATTTACTTCTCTACTATCTGGACTACAAACATTCATAGGCTCTTTTGGCACTATCTTTAAGCAGATATTTAGTGGTCTAGGACTTGAGATATCTAGCGCCTTCTCGGCAGGTGCTACAGACTTTGCTGCCAAGCTAAGAGATAGCTTTGTTAATTTCATAAACTTATTCATAAAGTTTGTTGTTGACCCGATACTCTCCTTGCCCAGAAGAATAAGCGAAGTATTTAACGGCATCATCGAGCGAATGAGAAGTGCTGTTACTCCAGGGGGCGGGAGTGTAGGCGGTAAAGTATCAGACACCTTTAAAAAAATTACTGGACTTGCGCAAGGTGGCACTGTTCCTAGCGGATTTAATAACGATAGTTTCGCTGCAAACCTAACTTCTGGTGAGCTAGTAGTTCCTCGAAATGATGTACAAGAACTTCGCACATTTCTTAGAGAGCAAAAAAGAGCAGGTGGTGATTTAGATATGTCCGAAACTAACTCACTACTGGCTAAGATAGCAGGTCAAGGAGGGCAAGGAGGAGGCATGATAACTCTAAATGAAGACGGGCTAACTAACTTGCTACTTGATTTTAGCAGAAGAAACGAGAGGATTAGCGCATGACTTGTAACCTAAGATTTTGGGATAACAACGGTCTAAGTCAAGATTACTATGACACAGGCAGGATATCTTATTCCTCTCAGTTAACTGCCTTTCCTTTCACTAATGCTCTAGATGACTTTAGAGCTAAGGTTTGGATACCTGCTGGTAACTTTGACATCACTGCACAAAACAATCAGCTATACGTAGAATCACTAACTGCCTCTTTAACTATAGGAAGCTACCTGCCAGCTGCATTAGCGACCGAGATACAAAGCAAACTTAATGCAATAGATTCAGGCTGGTCAGTTACCTATGCCTCTAACAAGTTTACACTATCTAATAGTGGTTCTAAGACCATTGATCTATCAAGCACTGCTAATGCTGTTTGGGATACCATTGGCTTTGCAGGTAGCACTGATAGAACTGGTACTAGCTTTGCTGCAGATGAAAGACGTAATCATACCAGCGAGTGGTTTCAAATAGATTTTGGAGTTCCTTTTACTGTCACTTGTATGGGCATTATATCTTTACTTGATAAGCAGTTCCCATTTAGCTCTGGCGCCAGCATAACGATTAAAGGCAATAACGTAGATCTTTGGGATACCCCTCCAATTGAAGTTACTTTAAACCCATCTGCTAGAGGTATCATTCAATACCTTGACGATTTCACTGAGTCCCAAAAGACTATGAGATACTGGAGGGTCGAGTATCAAGATAAACAAAACCCACTAGGCAATGAAGGTATAGACATATCAAAGATCTATATTGGGAATCATGGCACTACCGATATAAACATTACATCTGGCTTTAGTAAGAACGTTGTAGATCCTTCTAACCAGCAGCAGTCTGAATCAGGTACTCAATACTTTGATGAGAAGGTCAAATACCAAGCTATTAGAGGCATGACATATCAAGTAATAAGTCAAGATGACAGGGTATACCTAGAGCAATTATACCAAGACTATGGGCGTACTATACCGCTATTTGTGTCAATTGACCCAACTGCACAGGTATCTGTTGATGCTAGTGAGTTCACCTACTTTGGTTACTTTGAATCAGACCCTAATTTTCAGAATCTATTTAGGGATAAATGGTCAATGAACTTTAATTTCCGTGAGGCAATATGAGTTTCCTGCAATTTCCAAGAGATCTATATATCGGACTACTGCCAACTAGTTCAAGTGAGCAGCTAGGCAGCTTCCTAATTGAAAGCAGTATGGAGCTCGACCAAGTTCTTTGTTGGCTACATGCTAAGGGTACTCCAGGAGGACTAGAAACACTTCAGATTGAAGTCTATGGATCTAGTGAAGCACAGACACCCCTATTTAGTTCACACGTTCAAACCCTATCCCAGATACCTTTTGGCTTTAGTTTGACTAATAGCTGGGTAGGGGTAGTTCCTTTTGTATTTGATAGGCAGTCACTATCTGCAGGAGAAACCTACTTTCTTAAAATAAAGACTACTAATTACACAAAGTCTGATTCCTATGAAATAGGTTATGTAATGGATAACCCAGAGCCAGTTTATCAAAGGGCTGTAGAACTTCAAACCTCTGCTAGGTGCATACTTGTGGGGTTTGAATGAGTATTGCTTTAGAGAAACTTAAAAAAGCTAGTAGCAGGTTTACATTGGTAAGGCTTGAACCTGCTCGCTATATCAATGATGATTTAGTCAGTCAAGGCGCAGGCATCTATAGCGTTCAGTTCACAGATATATCTGATATCTCCGGGATCGCACGCAATGGGACACAGATGACAAGGGTTAGTGGCGCTCCCGCAGCTGACGATGAATATTCCTTTGATGAGAGTAGTAAAACCCTTAGCATCAAAATAGCTAGCGCACCCAATGTAAATAGTAATGTCATCATAGCTTTCCATTATCTATATCTTACAACACAAAAAGGTAGGTACTACGGCAAAGATCCCTTGCTTGCTGTATCTGATTCTAACCCGTCAAGGTTTTGGGAACCTAAATTGCAATCCTCACCCTCTGCTTCAGAGACATTTAAAAACGTTTTGGCAGGGGTTATCACCATAGCTAATACAACCTTATCCATTATAGATACTGACACTAGTATCAGGGACATCATAGGCGGTGATAATGATTCCATTAGTAATTCTAATATTGTTGTTTGGTATGGCATTAATGATTCCCTAGCTCTTTTATTTACAGGCAAGGTGGGTAGTGGTTTTAGTGTCTCTGGCAACGGCATCATTAGGGTGGCTGTTTTTGATACACTTAATAAGCTTACTGCTCTAGCTGATATGGGTAATCCTGAACTGTCTTATGCAAGAAAGGCTAACTATCCAAGGCTTGATATGGCTAAGCAGGACGCTCCTATCCCGTGGGTGTTTGGTAAGACCTCACCTACTATCATTAGATCAGAATACATAGATCCCACCGAAGCTAGTGTTGATGGCAAAGCTGAGGAGCCAAGGCTTATAGCAACTAACACGCAATACGGACGAACAGGGTTTGATAATAAAACTTATGTTTTGTGCAATCAATTTTCTAATATAAAAACCCAGGTCTTTGGCACTTTGCAGGCTTATACTGACCTTGCTTTTAATGGCGCTATTGTTGATTCTTTTGCACTTAGGTACTCAAGTCTATCTGAGGTAAGGGTTGGAGATGCACTAGAGCTAACCTATGATCCTGGCAGTGGTTCTGTTACTAATTATTTCCGTATTTTGCACGTAGGTGACTTCACAAGTGGTGGCAATACCTACAATATAATGTGCCCTGCTATTGGGTTTGGATCTACTCCTGGTAGCCTAGCGAACATAACCGCAACAACACCTAATAAAAGTATATCTATATATGGTCCTGGATGGGCCAAGCCATCTGACTACAGCCTAAGTGTCGATGTGTTTGGAGGTGTCTATACAGTTAAGGTAACCTTTGTTGGTACAAAAAGCCCTACGGCTATTGTTTCATTTAGAACTTCATCTGATGGTTTTACTCATGCTAATGCTCTAAAAAAGCTTTGCCAACTTTCTGGACTTGAAACCGAGGATGCTACCTTTGCAGCAGCAGACCTAGAACTTAGTGCTACAGTTAATTTGACAGTCCCTCAGTTTGATGAAAGTAGGTACTCTAGCTATCTAAATTACTGTGAGTTAATTACTAAATCTACATTGGGTTATATAGCTCCAAACAAGAACGGCAAGATTGAGTACCATCTGCTTAAAGCTCCTGATCCAACTACTAGCATCACTGATTTAGATGTAATTGAATCAAGCCTAACAAGTTCAATTAAGTATTCTGACATTGCATCCTCTTTGACACTAACTAATCCAAACGTTTTGGATGAAACAGATATAACCTTGACATCTATTTCATCTGAATCAAACAAGTCTAAATACCTGCATTCGATTACTAGTCACAAGCAACTAAGACATTGCCTAAATGATATATCGGCTAGAGCGGCTGCAATTGCCTCTGTGTATGCTCAAAGACAAATGGAGCATGATTTTTCTACAGCAACAAAGAATATAGATACTCTTTTAGGAGATGATTTTAATCTTAATGCTACTGGTTCAATCGTGCCAGATGGCAAGGTGACTGATATAAAAAGAAATCCGCAAGTAACTACAATTAAAATAAACAATCTAAGAGGTCTATAATGACAGCAGAAATTAAAAAAAGACGTTTTGCAGAAGGTGTAATTGTAACTAACCCAACTGATCTAAATGTAGGCAGCGGAGGTGGTGGCGGTAGCGGTGGAGTCAACTTAAACATTAACCCTAATGCTTCTTTGGCTTTGGATAATAGCGGCACTGATGATGTGGGCGATTGGCTTGATAGTGGTGCAGGTACTACCTTAAGCCGAGAGACAACAACCTTCCCCCTGGGAGATACTGTAACCTCTGCTATCAAGATTAGTTTTTCTGCTGGTACTGGAGACTATAGCTATATCAGGTTTAAGGTTCCTGAATCTGCAAGGAATACTCGGTTAGGATTTTTCCAATATATGTTAGCTACTGGCTACACTGCTGGCAGTTGCAAGATGGAAATATATAGTTACTCAGATGCTTACGTCACTGGTGAGGCTGAGCTAGCGCTATCAACTGATGACTCTAGCGGTGATACTCTACTGCCTAACATTAATGGTCAGTTTAGATTTGCCTTTGACGCTGATGCCAGAGAATACTACGAGCTAAGATATATAAATGAAGGTGCAACAAGTGGATCTATTACTCTTAATAAGGTTACTTTTACGCCTGATCGTAGTGCTGTGGCTGGGAGCTTTAATGGTATTTGGAAAAGTTACACTGAGGCCGATGTGACTCTTACA